CGTTGACAATCACACCGCCTTTTGAGGTCGTCGTGGCGGTTGGTAGATCGGCACCTTGGATTGTTCTGTAAGCTACTGCGCCAGCGCCGGACGTCGGACCAGCGAGAAACTGACTTGCGGCGCTGGTGTTATCAAGTGTCGTGTTGATGGTGACGGTATCGCCCGTCTGCGAAGCCGTGACGTTCACCACACCAGCGTCGCCGCCGACGATGGTATTGATGCTGCCCGCTGCTTTGATCGACAGCCAAACGGAACCGTTCCAGCAGTAGATCTTCAGATCATCGGTGTCAAGCGCGATCTGACCAATAAAATCCCCAGAAGCGGGCAGCGTAGTTACAAGTCGAACGCTGGAATTATTGCCAAGTTTTGCAGCGTTAATTGCATCGTTAGCGATTTGTGAAGTATTAACGGTTTCGCCTTGCAGTGCGCTGCCTGGGATGGAGCCGGCACCGAACAAAATTTTGGCACTAGGGATAGTTGCATCGGCAATCAGCGTCGACGCATTGCCAAAAAAGTCAGTGACAGTGATTTTACGGGTTTCACTTGCGCTGACATCAGCTACGGGCAGGAAGTCGCCAGCAGCAAGGCTGGAGCCGGCAAGCTGCAGTAGCTCACTGATTCTGAGGTCAGACACGTACGCGCTCGCCAGTCGATGCCATCATTTTAAACATCACTGTCCTCCAGCAACAGATACCCATCACCTGTCTTGGCTTCAAGCTTAATTGGATCGCCTGTTTCTTGCAGCAATCGACGGCGTGGGGTGGTCCGAGCGCGTAGCTTGATAGGTCCAGTGGCAACAAAATCAATTGTGCTAACCACAATGTCTCCTGGCGCAAAGCTGGTGGCACTATTGGTAACAAGCGCATCGAATTCCCACCAGAGCGCATCATTGACCTGCGTATTAGAAAAGGAGCCAGCAGACGCAGAGGTCCCAAGTGTTTTGATGTACAACTTGGCGTGGAATCCGGAGCCTATCTCAGTGCGCAAGACCAATTGCATTAAATAATTAATCGGCTCCTCTCCCAGCTCGTTGACATAGTCCCATTGCGCAGTCAAACGCCCGCTGCCTGTAATCAAACTGCTGTACTGTTGGCGGTACTCGTCCGAAAGCGACGTAATGTCAACAGTTTCTCGATTAGTGTTTAATTCATAATCAGTAATACAAGCAAGCAAGCGGCCGGAACTGTCTTCAACATCAACACGAATTGGAATATCGCGGTTGATTTGCGCCAGCTCAATCAAACCGGCAGTGCTGCCCTCAAGGCTGTCGTCAAAATTGTCGTACAGGCGGATGGAGCCGAGTTCATCAACATGGATAAACCACTTGCCGCTTTCGCGGACAACGCCGTCGCCCCAGCCGTCAGGCGAAATAAAGTCAAGGTCAGTTCCGTCGGTTGCAGTTATTTCAATTAGGTCGCCAGTAATCAGCATCCCTTCAGCAAAATCAAAGCTGAAGCGGTTGCGCTGGTAGTTGACGTCACCAGGATTGACCAGCGATAGCTTGGCGCCTTCAAAAGATCGCCGCGTCAGCTCGACGTTGCCGATGTTGCCAAGAAAAACGCCCATTAGATCGTTACCGCTTGCAATGCGCCCGTTGCTTGGAAGCTGATTTGGGCAGAACTGATCTCGCCAACGCTGGCGCCAATACTGACACTTGTGATGTAGGAGGTTAGTGCGATGTCGTTGGTTGTGTCGCCGTCGACAAGGCGTAGCCTGATGGTTACGGTGTCGCCGTCCGAAACGCCATCGGTTTTAATGATCTTGCGGAGTGCGGTTCCAGCGTCGTTGCGACCTGCAGCGTCTTTGTAGTACAGCAGAGTGGCGCTGCCGTTAAATTCCTGTACGCCTGGGGCGTAGTTACGTTGGGAGTCACCAAGGCTGGTGGTCTCCAACATTTCAAGCGATCCGCTCAGGGTCCAGTTGGTGACCTTGACCTGTTCGATGCCGTCGATCAGGAGGCGTCCGTCTTTGCCGGTGTAGATCTTGGCCATCAGAGCACCGCCACCAAATTCACTGTAACGCTACTAATGCCGGGACGTACCGAACGTACTTGTGGTTCCGACTCGTAACGCCACTTAGTGCCAGCAGGCGATTGCATGGCAACAGACGTGCCAGCAGTGACTGCTGTTGGTAAATCAAATGTACGCAGGGTGCCGAATTGGGCGTCGTAGTCGGCTAAAAATTGCTGTGCTTCGCTGTCCGCGATGTTGTCGTAGCCCAGACCGAGTTTTGCGTTGGTGCGTTGGTTGCCGTAAAGGATGCGAATTTCGGATCCGGATTGCGAGTTGAACCGTTTGATTGGCCAGTCGCCAGGCGCAAATTCGCGGCTTGTGGGGGTTAGTGCAGGAAATGTCATTACTCTTCCACCTCAAACAAGCCGTTCAGCACGTCATCTGCAACCACGCTAGCGCCTGTGGCGGTAACAGGTACATGGATGGCAGCGACACTGACCAAGCCATCCTCTTCAATAGTGAGCTGTTCAACTTGGTACACGGCTTGGTTGACTTTTGTAGAAAGTAACGTGAACAGGCACCCGTACACATCGGTGTTCGAGACAGTGTTGGATGCAATAGTGATTTGCTCTTCAGCGATTTCTCCGGTTTGTGGATTGTAGACAAGTGCTTTGTATTCACCGTCTGCAATCGAGTCAACAGATACTAGAGTGCCAGCGTCAGTAATGACGCCGTTGTTTTGCGCTGAGTAGGTCGTGCTTGTTGTGACGACGCGGATGTAGGAGCCGGGTTCGATGTCGAGTCCGTCTGGCACTGTCTTAAATGCAACGCTGTGTGTGATCCGGCGTCTTGTAGATAGCAGGAATTTTGCCGTCAAAATGGCTTGATCTCTGCTTGTGCAAAACTCAGAAAGGTCGTAGCTCTGTTGGTTTTGCGTGTTGCCGGCGGTGTCGCTCCAATAGACAGCAACGGAGCGCTGGTTGGGAAGTTCGTATTTGAAGTTTTCACGCCAAGTCACCAGCGCTTGGAGGTTAAGTCGTTGGGCAGCATCCAAGTAGTTGACTTGCAGGCTGCCCTCGATAATGTTGCCTGCAGTAAAGATCTGTTCGATTTCAACCGGAGCTGTGGAGATTTTGCCGTTTGTGTCGTACGGCAACGCAGGCATCATGCCAAAGCGTCCGTTTTTGATCGTGAAGTTACACAGTTGCAAGGATGCCGCGTTGTATAGAAACGAGCGAAGGTTTTCGGCTTCTTCGATGACACTGTCAAAAAAGATGCCATTGGCTTGAAGGAATTTTGCTGTAACCGTCAGGCTGTCCTCGTCAATTAGCTCGGTCGGAATGACATTGCCTAAGCCCTGTTCTGAATTCTGGAGTAGGTACAAAACAGCGTCTGTAAATAGGTTGCTGGGTCCTGTGGTGTTATCGAGTAAGCGGCGTACAGCGATGCCGTCCGGTACCCACATCCGCATTTGGTCCACGCTGTTAATCTGCCCACTGCTTTTTAAGCTGAGGGCTGCCATAGACATGTCCGTGTATTCGGGCTTGATTTCGTTTTCGACGTATTCGTTAACGTAAACAATTTGGTGCTCGGGATTACTGTCGTTGCTTTTTGTAACTTCAGAAAAGTAGCTGCAATCCGCGACGCCTGTTCCAACCTCGAAGGACCGTTCAGCGGTACTTGCATCTGCATCTTTTGATCTTTGGACAATTTCTTGGACTTGAGTAATGCCAAACACCAGCGTGACGGCTGTGTAACCGTGCTTGAGTGCAAAAGGATTGGTAAAAGTGTTAAGACCCGTAATCGTAATCTCGCCCTCAGTGTTTAATGCCCAAGTGCCAACGTAACTGTCAATCCTGTATGTAATCTCTTGCCAGGTCCAGCGTTTGATGCTGTCAGCAGGCTTGTTTGAATTTTTTAGCGACGTAGCACTGATACGCAACTGCATTGTGTCTGCTGGTGTTCCGGGTTTTGCGATAGTGAACGTTTGCCGTTGGGTTGTTCCACGCAGGTTGGGGCTTGATGCGTCACCAAAAAGGCTAGTGAGCCATGCGTCAACGACGTCTTTGTTGTCGCCTCTGTTGACTCTGGTGCGTATAACAGCAACAGCAGATGGTGTAATAACTGTTGGCAATACGTTGGGTGCGTTGCCGACATCGCTTTTATCCGTGAGCATCTGAGGCGAATTAAGTAGATCCGCTACGCTCAGCTCTAATCCGTTTGTTTGTACAAAAAATATGCCGTATTTGGTCTCCAGTGGTTTCCAGCCAATGATTTGCTGCTCGTCTGCTTTAAGGCGCCAGGCTCTGTCGTTGGCGTAGTTGTTATAAATATCAGCGCCAGTTTTGGGGATAAATTTGTACTCGTAGTACGAAGAATCGGAAGCCTTGATTCGGATGTAGTTGTGGAGGTCTACAGGTGCTCTGCCAACGACGCAAAATAACTGGGGCAGTACAGACCAATCTGGCGTCTGCGTGCCAGTAGGTACGGGGCGCACTGCGATCTGGAAGAAACTTGCACGCTTGAAATAGCGGGATTGGCGCGGTGTCGTCAGCGTGACGTCTTTGCGATCCAAGCGGTCAAGTTTTGCTGGTGTTGGGATAACGCTGAAGTTACACAAACCGTCTGCGCGGTTCCAGACTTGCGAGCGGATGCCGAACTCAATGACGCATGCATCTCGACGGACAGGGCGGATAGTGAACGAGAAGTAACGGCACAACGGCCAGTGGTTGATGTCACAGTGGACTGTTTCATCAAACTGCTGACCTTCGTATCCAACCAAGGCGTCGCCGACAGCTCTTTCACCTGCAATACCGACTCGATTGTCACCAAGAATTTCTACGCATTCCAGGTCGATCACTAGGCGGCTGACAACGTTGTCGATGCCTGCGTTTTTAGTGACGCGCCAAACAGTTGCTCCAATCAGCCATTCGCTGCCGACACTCAGCATGTCGGAGGCTTGCTCGCGCCATTCTCGTGCAGTATCGCGTAGATCTTTAACGTTGACTTGAGTTTTGTAGCCGTCGTAAGTGAAATCGTCGTTCAAGCTTTCCCAATTTTGCCTGAAAATTGTGAACTTTAGGGTGTCTCCTTTGTTTACGTTGACGATTGTTTTGTTGTTGTAATTGTTAAACGCGCTGGTGGTGAC